AAATTAAAAGTATGGAAACTTGGCGATTGTGAATTGGTTAATGAAAAAATTATTGAAGATAAAACAGAAGAAGAGATGAGAAAGATGGGCATTCCTAAAGGCCATAGAGCTACTTTTGAAATTTATGAAGCTAGAGAAAATAGAAGAGATATTCAAGATCAAGAAAACATCATACTCGGTAGTTCCATTTAAGTCATATCTATTTCATCTTATGGAGCTGGGTAAGTTCGATATTGAATTGGTTAATCGTTTAAAAGAAAATTTTAAATGGCTCGATAGCGGACAACATAATGGTTATGCCTACACAGTTCTTTTTAAAGGAAAACCTTTATTATGTTTTGGCTTATCTTTTTTATGGCCTGGTGTAGCTACTGCCTGGCTGATCCCTCATAAGAATATGATTAATAAACATAAGGTTATTTTTCATAAAGGAGCATTAAATTATTTCAAGACCGCAGCAGAAGTTTATAAATTACATCGTATCGATGCAACTGTACATTCACTAAATGTTCAAGCTGAAAAATGGATAAAAAGTATGTATTTTGAATTTGAAGGCTTGTTAAGACATTATGGTTATGATAAAGCCGATTATAAACTATATAGTAGGATATATAAATGAATGAAATGATAACACAGTTAAAACATCTTTGGAAAGACCATAAAAAGATTTGTATTGTTGGAATTGTTTTAGCGATAATTATATTATCAGCAATATTTTAAGTAGGAAAAAAAAATGAGTTTTTTAATGCCGAAGATGCCATCGTACACGCCACCTCCAGCTATGGGAGAAATTGATAAGGCCCAATCTGAGAGAGAGGCTAGGCTTGATGCTCAAGAAAAAAGTGAGAAGGCAAAACTTGCTTCACGATCCAGGGCAAGAAGAACTAATCGTAGATTATTATATTCTGCGGATAGAGCTAATCCTATTCTCGGTATTCCTGATACTTCAACTGCAATGGCTCCGGTTAGAAATGCAATGGATACAACTAGGAGATATGTCTAATGGGTGGTGGGCCATCAATAGTATTTAAACCTTTTAAAAAGGTTATCGAAGTAGTTTCAGCTCCGATTGCTCCTCGTAGACCAGAGGTACAGCAACGATCTATTGCTCAATCAGAAACAAGACCATTAAAAAAAACAGAACCTAAAACTCTTGCTAAAAAAAGAAAGCCAAGTTCAAGAAAAGGTCGTAGGACTGGGATGATGTCAAATTACGAAGCTGAGTTGGCAGCAGAGACTACAAGAAATCCTCGTAAACTTAGCACAGAATTGGGAGTGGCATAATGGAAAAACAAGATTACGATCATTATGTAAGAAATCCTAGATTTAGAACTAAGGATAAAGAACCTTCAAAACAAAATCAGAAAGAAGAGGAAGAGGCGCAAGAAGAAGAGGATGCCTGAAGTTATAACTAAAGATGGTAAAAAAAAACATTTTTCTTATTCTAAAAAAGGCATGGAAGAAGCAAAAGCTCATGCTAAGATGTACAATGGTAGAATTGTCCATTCACATAAAAAAGATGCTAAAGTAAAATATGGAAATAAAAAGACATGAATAAATTAACAATCGCACAAGTCGTACAAAGAGCTGGTCTTGCTAAAGCAAGAAAAGAAAATTGGAGATCAATTTATGAGGATTGTTATAAATATGCTTTACCTCAAAGAAATCTTTACGATGGATATTATGGTGGTGGTGTTCCTGGCCAAAACAAAATGAAAAGTGTTTTCGACAGTACCGCAATCCATGCAACGCAAAGATTTGCTAATCGTATTCAATCAGGATTATTTCCTCCTTATAAAAAATGGTGCAGACTAGAACCTGGAACAGAAATACCAGAAGAAGCTAAAGGAGAATTTCAAGCATCTTTAGATGCCTACTTAGATAAATTATTTACTATTATTAGACAAAGTAATTTTGATTTAGCAATTGGAGAATTTTTATTAGATCTTTCTGTTGGAACTGCTTGTATGCTAATCCAACCTGGAGACGATGTTACTCCTATTCGATTTACTTCGGTTCCACAATTTTTAGTAGATATTGAAGAAGGCCCTTATGGAAGAGTAGATACTGTTTATAGAACTTTAAGAATTAAAGTTGAAAATATTTTAAAAGAATATCCTGGTGCAAAACTTAATGCAGAATTAAAAAGATTACTAACAGACAAGCCAACTGAATATGTAGAATTATGCGAAGCAACAATTTTAGATAATGAACTTGGAAATTATCATTACCATGTTATCGCTACAAAATTTAATCACGAATTATTATATAATAAATTAAATAACAGTCCATGGATCGTTGCTCGATATATGAAAGTGGCTGGAGAAGTTCATGGTAGAGGCCCATTAGTTTCTGCCATACCTGATATTAAAACTTTAAACAAAACTTTAGAACTACTTCTTAAAAATGCATCTTTAGCAATTGCTGGAGTTTATACTGCTGCTGACGATGGAGTTCTTAATCCTCAAACAATTAGAATTGTACCAGGAGCAATTATTCCTGTTGCAAGAAATGGTGGGCCTCAAGGCGCATCACTAGCTCCACTTACAAGAACTGGAGATTTTAATGTATCTCAAATTATCATTCAAGATCTTAGAATGAATATTAAAAAGATGTTATTAGATGACACGCTTCCTCCGGATAATATGTCTGCGAGATCTGCAACTGAAATTGTAGAACGAATGAAAGAGTTAGCACAAAATTTAGGTTCAGCTTTTGGTAGATTAATATCTGAGACTATGGTTCCAATTATTGTAAGAGTTTTACAAATTATGGATGTTAAAGGTTTAATTAATTTACCATTAAAAGTTAATGGCTTAGAGGTTCGTGTAGTTCCAGTATCTCCATTAGCGAAAGCACAAAATTTAGAAGAAGTAAACGAAGTCATGCAGTTCTTTCAAATTACACAAGGACTTGGCCCATCTGGTGCTGTAGCAGTTAAGCCAGAAGCCATTGCAGATTTTGTTGGAGATAAATTAGGCATCTCTTCTGAACTTAGAACAACCGATGAAGAAAGAAGAGCTATCGAAGAACAAGCTATGAAAATGGCAGAACAAAGTTTACAAGCCGGACAAAACTTGGCCAACGATCAGGCCCAAGCTAAAGCTAATGGTAAGCAGGAACCAACTCCAGCTCCACAAGCTCAAGCTCCTGAAGCTGCATTAGAAAAAGAAATGAGAGCTTAATGGCTGAAGGCTGGGATGGTATCGAATTAGCAGATCAAAAACCAGTTGATGAACAAGAAGATTTAGATATACTCTACAAAAGGACTTTTACTAGCGAAGAAGGCAAGAGAGTTTTAGAACATTTAAAAACTAAAACTATTGAACAGCCTACTTGGGTTCCTGGCTCTGGACATGAATTAGCTTATGCTAGAGAAGGACAAAATAGTGTAGTAAAAGATATTATTAGACGCATAGAAAGGGCGAAAAAATAACATGGCTGAACAGCAACAAGAACAAACACAAGAAAAAACAGAAGATAACAAAGCACAAGGTTTAGTGTCTGAAGCAAAATCTGAACCAAAAAAAGAAGTAGCTCAACAAGAAGATATAGCTCACAAATATCCTGATGAACCTACAGAAAAAACTTCGACAGTTAAAACTGAAGAAAAAAAGGATGCAGAATTTGAAAGACCAGAATGGCTTCCTGAAAAGTTTTGGAACAAAGATGATGGCATTGATGTTAAATCCTTATCTAGTTCTTATCAATCATTGGAAAAAAAATTAGGTTCTCAAAACAAAGCTCCTAAAGAATATGATGTATCTCTATTAAAAGATATTCCAGAAGAAGATCCTTTAAAGAAACAATATATTAAATGGGCAGACGATAATAAAATAAGTCAAGAGGCTTTCAACGAGTTAGCTGGTTCTTTTCTTGAAATGAATAAATCTGCTCAAGAGCAGGATACTATTAATATTGAAACAGAAAGAAAAAAACTTGGGCCAAATGCAGATCAATTAATTAATGGCAGCGTAGAGTGGGCGCAGTCTTTAGTTAAAAAAGGTGTTTGGGGAAATGATGACTTTGAAGAATATAAAGTTTTCGCAGGTACTGCTGAAGGATTAAATGCTCTTAATAAATTAAGAAGATATTACGAAGGGCCAATTATTCCAACTGCTCCTCCAGATGTAGAAGGAATGCCAAGCGAAGAAGAACTTCAATCTATGGTGGCAGATCCTAAATATAAAACAGATCCGGGGTTTAGAAAGAAAGTAGAAAATCTTTTTGACCAAAGATATCCGGGTACTGCTACATCAACTGGAGAAATCATCTAGTGCCGAGAAATTACGCTAAAGAGTATCGTGAGTATCATAAAAAGCCTGGACAAAGAAAGAATAGGTCTAAAAGAAACTCTGCACGAAGATTAATGAGAAAAAAACTAGGCGAAAGTAGGATTAGAGGTAAGGACATAGATCACAAAGATAAAAATCCTAGAAACAACTCAAGAAGAAATTTAAGAGTTTTATCCAAATCAATCAATAGATCGGTACGATGAATAATTATTAGTTGTTCACTTTACAAATACAATTTTTAATTATATTAATCTAATTGGCGATAACCGATTTTAATATGGCCGTCTGGCTGGTAAGAAATTACCAAATTCAGCCAGGGGTTTTTTCCCTGATAACTGAGAAATGAACCGCATCTTATGAGGATATGTTTAAGTTCTTATTTGATGTTTTATTAATGTTAAACAGGAGAAAAACTTATGGCACAGTCAATAACCAATGCTTTTGTTACTCTCTTCGATGCTGAAGTCAAACAGGCTTTCCAGGCAGAAAGTGTTCTGCGTGGTTCTGTTAGATTAAGATCTGGAGTGAGAGGAAACACATACAAGTTTCCAAAACTAGGCAAAGGATCAGCGACTGCTCGTATTCCTCAAACCGATGTAACACCATTGAATGTAACTTATTCGCAAGTTACCGCTACAATGTCTGATTACAACGCTGCGGAATATTCTGACATATTTCATCAAGCAAAAGTTAATTTTGATGAAAGAT